CCCTTCGGGAATTAATTATATCAAAATCGGAAAGGCTTGTAAAGGAAAAAAGAAAAAAATTAATGTCTAGTCCGCTGTCATATAACGGAAATCCTCATGTAAAAGCTGACGGAGTTCAAGAACAATTCAGCAAGCATGAGATTAACGAATACATCCGGTGTCAAAAGGATGTAGCTTATTTCTGTGAGAATTATGTAAAGGTCATTAGCCTTGATACGGGTTTAACTCCATTTATCCTGCGCGGTTATCAAAAGAAGATGGTTTCTCACTTTAATGATAACCGCTTCTCTATTGTTCTTGCTTGTCGGCAAAGCGGGAAGTCGATTACGAGCGTGGCGTGGCTTCTCCACTATGTTATATTCAATGCCGATAAAAAGGTTGGTATTCTAGCAAACAAAGGTGCGACTGCAAGGGAGATGCTCGGCCGACTTACGCTCATGCTTGAGAACCTTCCATTCTTTCTACAGCCAGGATGTAAGGTTCTTAACAAAGGTAGCATTAAGTTTAGTAACAACTCCGAGATTATTGCCTCTGCAACAAGTGGAGATTCTATTCGTGGTCTTTCAATGAACTGCATTTTCTTGGACGAGTTTGCCTTTGTTAATCGTGCCAACGAATTCTATACTTCAACTTATCCTGTTATTTCAAGTGGTAAAGATACAAAGGTTATTATTACCAGTACTCCAAATGGGATAGGTAATATGTTCTATAAGCTTTGGGAAGGTGCGATCCAAGGTGCAAATGAGTTTAAGCCATTTAAGATTAAGTGGCAGGATGTTCCAGGCCGAGATGAAAAGTGGAAGGAAGAAACTATTGCCAATACAAGTGAGCTTCAGTTTAAACAAGAGTTTGAAGTATCATTCATAGGTAGTTCTCAAACGCTAATCGACTCTGATGTTCTTTTGGGAATGCAAGCCCAAACCCCGCTGAAGATTCAGCATGAGATTAACTATTACGAGGAACCTGTTGAAGGGCATGAATACATTCTTTGTGCCGACGTTTCAAAGGGTCGGGGCCAGGACTATAGTACATTCTCTGTAATAGACATCTCGCAAAATCCATTTAAGCAGGTTTGTACTTATAGGAATAACACTATTTCACCGCTGCTCTTTCCTAATATAATTGTACGAGCTGCGAAGATTTACAATGAAGCGCTGGTGATTATTGAAAATAATGATGCTGGTATGGTTGTTTGTAACGCGGTTTACTACGATCATGAGTATGAAAATACTTTTACTACAAGCACAGTTAAAAGCAATGGCATTGGTGTTACAATGTCCCGTAAGGTTAAAAGGATTGGTTGCTCTAACTTAAAGGATCTTATCGAAGATTCAAAACTTCATATAGTAGATCCTGAAACTATTTCAGAGCTGAGCTCGTTTGAGCCTAAAGGTGAAAGTTATGCTGGTAAGGATGGTACACACGATGACTCTGTAATGAACTTTGTTCTTTTTGCTTGGTTCGTTAGTACTGATATATTCGAAAGCATGAGTAACATACAACTTAGGGATCTTCTTTATCAGGAAAAGCTGCTAGAGATGGAAGAAGACCTTCCTCCGTTTGGTTTTATGGACACGGGTAGTGAAACCCCGGCATCATTTGAAAAATATGAAGAGATGCTTAAGGACATAGAACACTGGAGGTCACTTTGAAACACCAAAAATAATAAATAGATTGTATTGGATATAACCTTATTATGTTTTAACACTTATTAATTAATTACACTGAAAGGATAACACATGGGATTTTTAGTATCACCAGGTGTCGAGGTTAAAGAAATAGACCTCACAGACATCATTCCGGCACAGTCTACCTCTATTGGTGGATACGCTGGTCACTTCAGATGGGGACCGATTGGAGAAATCGTAACCGTCAGTTCGGAGAAGGAACTCGCAAGAATATTTGGAGCACCCTCAACAGAAGACGCCACACTCGAACGGAGCTTTTTGGAAGCTGCTTCATTTTTGAAGTACAGCAACAACCTGAAAGTTGTCCGGGCAAACGCATCTACAGCACTCAACGCTTATTCTAGCCAAGGGGACGATTCTCCTCTGGATTCTCCTGATCTGGGAATAGAATTTACGATTAGTACTGTATCGGAACTTGAAACCAAACAAGCTGCCCTTAACGCGGTTGACGCACACGTTGTTGCTCGTTATGCCGGTGTTCTTGGTAACTCGCTTAGGGTTCACATCATTGACTCTGATAATTACGACTCACAACCAACAAGCATTAAAGGCGCGCTGCAGTTTAAACCTGCAACGAGCAAATGGACCGAGGATCTTACAGGTTCTACAACAGTTAATGATGAAGTCGCGGTTGTGATTGTCGATAATGGAGGACAATTCACGGGCGTGAAAGGAGAAATCCTTGAAGTTCATGAAGGTCTTTCCGTTGGACGCAACGCTAAAAACCAATTCGGCGAATCAAACTACTGGGTAGATTTTGTTAATACAAATTCTTCACTTATCTTTGGTGTTAAGGATACAAGTACTGATCCATTACTTACGGCTGACTCCACCTCCTCCGACACAGCAATTGGTTGGCTTGATGGTGTTTCCGTGAGTAGTCCTGAAGTTGGCATTTATGTAGACCTTGGAGGCGGTGCAGACGCAACTAGCTTTACGAACGCTTCTGTTGTTACAGCACTTGAATTGTTTGAAGATTCCGAAACAGTGGATGTCAATTTGCTCTTTGCCTTTGAAGACAGCAGTGGTACTACTGATACCAAGATCAAGACAATCGCCGATGCGCGTAGAGATCTTGTTGGATTCATCTCCGCTCCTCTTGCAGTTAAAGATCTAACGTCTGATTCTGCTAAGAAAAGCGCAATCACGACACACTTCGACGCTATTAGTTCTAGCAGCTATATTGTGTTTGATAGTGGTCCAGCTTATGTATATAACAAGTATCGGGATTCCTTTGCGTTTATCCAACTTCATGGCCACGTTGCAGGTCTTTGTGCAGCAACCGATGATCTTGCCGATCCTTGGTTCTCTCCTGCAGGTCTTAATCGTGGACAACTCCGAGGCATTACACGTCTTGCGTATAACCCTAAGAAAGCTGATCGTGATGAGCTTTACCAAAAGCGAATCAACCCTGTTGTTACCCTTCCGGGGCAAGGCACTGTTCTTTTTGGCGATAAGACCGCTTTAACCAAGCCAAGTGCATTCGACCGTATCAACGTTCGCCGCCTCTTTATTACTATCGAGAAAGCGATTGCTACTGCAAGTAAGTTCCAACTGTTTGAGCTTAACGATGCATTCACTCGCTCTACTTTCCGTAATGCTATTGAGCCGTTCCTTCGGGACGTTCAAGGCCGGAGAGGTATTACAGACTTCCGCGTTGTTTGTGACGACACCAACAATACCGCAGAAGTAATTGACGGAAATCGTTTCGTGGCCGATATTTATATTAAGCCTACTCGTTCGATTAACTTTGTAACCCTGAACTTCATTGCTACTAGAACCGGCGCTTCTTTTGAAGAATTGATCGGAAGATAAGCAGTAATGATATAAATATAACAAATAGTTAGGATAAAATTATGGCTACTACAAACACGGGTATTTCAAAATTCAAATCAAACTTTCGCGGTGGAGCGAGACCCAACCTCTTTGAGTGTAGGGTCCAGTTTCCCGATTTTAATGCGGGACTTACCGAGCGCGCGAGGTTTTTAATTAAGGCAACAAGCGGTATTCCGACAAGTGCACTTGGGCAGATCGAAGTTCCATTTCGAGGAAGAAACCTTACAATTGCTGGTGATATGACCTTTGCGGAAGCATGGCAAATTACTGTAATTAACGACGTTGATTTCGATCTACGGGATGCGTTTGAAAGCTGGATGAATCGTATTAATAATCATGAAGCTAACGTTACCAGCTTCGGTGACTTGGGCTATATGAGAAATATGGAACTAGTTCAACTTGACCGAGACGGAGATGACAGAGGTATTAAAACATACAACTTTATTGATGCATTTCCAACCAACGTAAGCGCGATCGCCTTGGGTGCCGATCAAAACGATGCCGTAGAAGAGTTTACGGTTGACTTCCAGTATCAGTATTGGACTGCTGCTGGTATTACTACCTAAGACATTAGACAGTGTAACTCAATTAAAGAATTTTTCGGGGGTTCCATCCCCCCGAAAAATTTCTTTTATATATAGATTATATGAAAATCTTTGGACTTGACATTTCTCGCAAAATTAAAGAAATCGACGATACACCGGAAAAAGAAAAAGTATCGTCTTTCGCGCCTCCGGTTGAAACCGATGGAAGTCAAGTCATTTCAGGAAATAGTACAAGTGGTTATTATGGCCAAACCCTAGATCTCGATGATGCAAGCGTCGGGAACGAGCGAGATGCCATTCTTAAATATCGAGCCGCGGCAATTCAGCCTGAATGCGATAATGCTATTTCCGATATTATTAACGGAGCTATTGTTGCGGATAACGCAGGTACACCCGTTAACCTTAATACCGACGCACTTGACATTCCAGACAATGTTAAGGATTTGATTCGACAGGAGTTTCAAAACGTCTGCAAACTCCTTTCGTTTAATTTTAATGGCCACGATATTTTTCGCCGGTGGTACATTGATGGCAAACTTTATTATCACCTTCTTATTGATCCTGATAACATTAAAAAGGGTATTCAAGAAGTAAGGTTGATTGACCCTCTAAAGATTAAAAAGATCAAAGAGGTTAAAACCAAAACCAATCCTGATACCGGTATTAAAACACATTACGTCGCAAGAGAATACTTTCTATATAGCGACGATTTAGGATCACACACTACCGCGATTAAGATTGATCCTACAAGTATTGTTTATGTTCCAAGTGGGAACCTTGATGATAATGGAAAATTTGCTGTTTCGTATCTTCATAAGAGTGTGAAACTTGTTAACCAACTTCGTATCATGGAAGATGCGTTGGTTATCTACCGTATCTCTCGAGCTCCCGAGCGACGAATCTTTTATATTGATATTGGTAACCTTCCAAAGGGTAAGGCCGAGCAATATGTTCAAGGTATTATGAGCAGGTATCGAAATAAACTTGTTTATGATGCGACAAGCGGAGAGGTTAAAGACGACCGCAAAGCCATGAGCATGCTGGAAGACTTTTGGCTTCCTCGGCGAGAAGGCGGTCGCGGCACAGAGATTACAACCCTTCCTGGCGGGGAAAACCTCAGTCAAATTGATGATGTTGTTTTCTTCCAAAAGAAACTTTACCGCTCGCTAAACGTTCCTGTTGGCCGACTTGATGTTGAAGGATCGCAATATGGCGTTGGGCGTGCAAGTGAGATTAGCCGAGAAGAGGTTAAATTCCAAAAGTTTATTAACCGTTTAAGAAAGAAGTTCTCTGTGTTGTTTATTGACATGCTTAAGGTGCAATGTTTGTTGAAAAACATTTGTACAGAAGCTGAATGGCCTGAGATTCGCGAATCAATCTCGGTAGACTATATTGAAGATAACTTCTTTTCTGAGCTCAAGGATTTTGAAATTCTTGGAGAGCGACTTAACATGCTCGATCAAATTCAACCGCATATTGGTAAATATTACTCAGATAAGTGGGTAAGAAGTAACATCCTTAATATGTCTGAGGAAGACGTTGAAAGAATGGAAGCTGAAATTGCGGATGAGCCTGAGCCGGAAGAAGACGACTTGGGATTTTAAGAATTAAATTCACATATAACCAACCCTTAAAATCTAAAATATTATAAATAACAACATGGATAACAACGTCAAAAAAATAATTGACTCTCTCGCTTTGGGTGATAAAGAAGAAGCTGACTCTGCTTTTAAAGACCTGATGCGAAATAAAGTCAAAGACGCGGTTGATACAAAGACGATTGAAGTCGCTGATAAAGTTTACAACGTTACGGAAAGCGTTAACACAGAAGACGATACAGAAGATGCTCTTTATGAAGAGGCTATTGATGCTATTCTTGAAGATGGTGATATCACTATTTCTGAGATGTCCGATGAAGAGCTCGAAAAGATTCTTGAGGATAGGTTTAACACACTAAATGACAGCCTGCTTAAAAAGATTGGTAAAGGAATTGCATCTCGTGTTACCGTTTCAGGTCGAGCTGACCGTGCTGCGAAAAAGGCAGAGAAGGGTGAGAAAAAGATTGCTGATCGTGCAAAACTGATGAAGGCTAAAGCTACGATACGAGCTCAAAAGGCTCTTCGTAAAGCTCAAAAGGCGGCTAAGCGAGCAGGTAAACCAGTTCCAAGAGGCTATACCGACGCTGGAATTGAAGACCCAGAAGTTTCATATAAAAAGGCTATTGAAAAGGCCAAAGCTAAAGTAGAACAATAAAATTTAATCAAATGAAATCATTCGATAATACACATGACGGCTTGGCAGCTGCTGCTAAAGAAATTCTTGAAGGGAATACTTCGAAGGAAGATCTTCTCGAAGCCAGGGTTGCTGCTCTTGAGGCTAAACTTCGTAAGCTTGAGGTTAAAGAAGTTGAAGAATCCGCAGAAGTTACTATTTCTGTAGATAATGTAGCTCTAACCGAAGCGCTTCGTGCAGGTAAGGGTAAAACAACAATTGATGCTGATTATATCGGTGATAGTTATTTTACAAACGTTTCTCAGCGCCAGTTTAAGATTAAAATTAAACCAACTGGTAAGTCCACGGCTGATATAACTGGTGAAAAGAAAAACATTATAGCATTCTTGCAATCTGATGATTACGGAATGGACGATCAAGATATCAAAGATCTTTTTCCAGAGCTATTGGAATCACTCACCGAAGCTAAGATTGAAATTCCTACCGACGAAAAGGCTATTAAACAGTTTCTTGATAAAGCCAAGATGATGCGTGCAACTGAAAAGGATTTCAATCAAAGTATGAAGGGCATTGACCTTAAGCAGTTTGCAATGTTTGATAAGATTGCTCGCGACCACAAAGACTTTGATAAGGCATACGAGCTTGGTTATGACGCTGGTATGGGATACGACCTTCCACGTCCGGGTGGCTTTGAAGGTAACAACCCTCACAAAAAGAACACCTTTGCATACTGGCTTTGGATGGATGTGGCCGGGCAGGGTATGTCTGATGCTTAAAAATTAAAAAATAAAAAATATGGAAGACTTTAATAAAAAGCACGACAGCTTAGCTGAAGCCGCTAAAGAAATCCTTGACGAAAACTTCTATCGCACTATGTCGGTAGATGATGTTACTAGGGCGGTGGACGCTCTTTCAAACGTGTTAAGAAAGGGATCCAACTTAAATAAAGAGCTTAACAAAAGACTTGGTGGTAATTACGACCGCGACTTTAAAGAAATGAAAGACGCGCTGGATGAAGTCTATGATAAGTGGGAAGATCTCTTGTCCGCAGGTGCGGCTGATGCTTAATAATTAAAATATGGAAGATTTTACCAAATCATACGACAGCTTGGCAGAAGCCGCTAAAGAGATTTTTGAAGCTTCAAATTACGAAAAGAAATACGGCGGACGAATCTTACAAAAGCTGGCTAAACGTAAAGGCAAGCTGGTCACAAAGCAGCTGTGGGATAAAGCCGATAAAGACCAAAAAGCCGACTGGCTCGGGAAGCTTCCATACTCGAATCCAGAAGAAGTCGCCAGATATATTGACGTTCGTTGGGATGCTCTTCCACGTGTAATTCAGACCAATATGTTTGAATCTACTGAAGAACTTGAAGAAGCAACGATTGAAATTCCGACCGACGAAAAGGATATAAAGGCGATGCTTGATAAAGCCAAGCAACTTCGTTCGACTGAAAAGGATTTTAATCAAAGTATGAAACTGCTTGACCTTAAAGCCTTTGCTAAGTTTGACAAGATTGCTCGCGGCCATAAAGATTTTATCGGCGCATATGGTCTTGGTTATGACGCTGGTATGGGATACGATCTTCCAAAAGGCGGAGGTCTTGAAGGTAACAACCCTCACAAAAAGAACACCTTTGCATACTGGCTTTGGATGGATGTGGCCGGGCAGGGTATGTCTGATGCATAAAAATAAATCCACCTACCTACTATGAAACTTATTACCGAACATTTAGAAGATCTCCATTATATTACCGAGGAAAAGAACGGTAAAAAGGAAACATTTATCGAAGGCATCTTTATGCAGGCCGATAAGTTAAACCGTAACAAAAGGGTTTATCCAAAGGCTACACTGCAAGCTGCTGTTAAGCGATATGACAAAGACTATGTGAAAACAGGTCGAGCGGTTGGTGAGCTTAACCATCCTGAAGGACCTACAATTAACCTCGACAAGGTATCACACCGAATCACTGAGCTTAATTGGAGTGGTACAAACGTAATGGGTAAAGCGCTTATTCTTGACACGCCAATGGGAAGTATTACAAAAGGTCTTCTTGAAGGTGGTTGCCAACTTGGTGTTAGTTCACGAGGAATGGGTTCAGTATCTCAAAAGAACGGCGTGACAACTGTTAACGAAGACTTTATTCTTGCAACGGTTGATATTGTTCAAGATCCAAGCGCACCTTCCGCCTTTGTTGACGGAATTATGGAAGGCGTTGAATACTTTTTTGAAGGGAACGAAATTGTTTCCCGTGCGGCTGAAGAAGCTAAAGCTGAAATGGATAAGCTGTCGACCGCCAAACTAACTTCTTTACAGGAAACGCTGTTTACAGATTTCTTGAAGAAGATATCATAAAAAAATTTTTACATTATGGATGTTGTGATTATAGTATGGGAAATTAATGACTAATAATGAGACTGGGTAACATGCCCCTCTCCAACAAACATAGAAAACAAACATGGAAAATACAGATAACCAAGAAGATATTATCGAGGATATCGTTGAGTCCGACTTGCTTTCTCTTGAACAAGGAGAGGTGGAGGAATCCGTCTCTGAAGACGTAGAAGAGATTGCAGAGGGTGGTAAAACTACTTCTGAAGAATCCGAGCTGAAAAAGGCGAAAGCCAATGAAGGCGCTCATGAAGATGAGGAAGATGAAGACGAAGAAGATGCCGATCCCAAGCCCAAAAAGGCGAAAGCTACTGAGGGCGCGCATGAGGACGAAGAAGAAGAAGAAGAAGAAGTTAAGGAAGACCTTGAGATTGAAGACGATGCTGTCGAAGACTATCTCAAAGAACGCCGTCAAGCACGGGCTGCTGAAGAGGTAACCGAAGAAGCTGCTGAAGAGGTAACCGAAGAAGCTGCTGAAGAAGCTGCTGAAGAGGTAACCGAAGAAGCTGCTGAAGAAGCTGCTGAAGAAGCTGCTGAAGAAGAAGTGGTCGAAGACACGATTACTTCTGAAGATCTTACTCGTCTTGTTGAAGATGAGGAAGGTTTAACTCCTGAGTTCAAAGCAAAAGCTGCTCTTATTTTTGAAGCCGAAGTTCGTACCAAGGTGGAAGAAGTAACCGAACAGCTTAAAGCTGAGCATGATGCTAAGCTTAGCGAAGAAGTTGAAGCGATTAATGAAACACTCACTAATCAAATTGACGCTTATCTGACCTATGCTGTTGAGGAATGGATTAACGAAAACGAGGTTGCTATTGAAAGCTCGCTTCGTACTTCTATTGCCGAAAACTTCATGACTTCGCTCAAAGCTTTGTTCGTCGAAAACTACGTTGATGTTCCTGAGTCCAAGGTGGATCTCTTTGATGAACTCGAAGAACAGACCGAACAACTTAAGGAAGATCTTGCTAAGGCTAATAACATTGCTGAATCTCTTGCTGATCGCATTGATGAGCTCAGCCGTGAGAAGATCCTTGGTGAAGCAACTAAAGATCTCGCTGAAACCCAAGCTGCCAAGCTTCTTAAGCTTGCGGAAGGAGTCGAATATAACGAGGAATTCACGAAGAATGTGGAAACCCTCAAGAAGTTCTACTTCACGGGAGAAGGCGAAACCCTGACAGAAGAATCTCTGGAAACAGAAGACGAAACTGTTGAAACCATTGTTGAAGGCGCAGACGTTGAAGAAGAAACTTCTGAAGCTCCTGTTGACCCAGCAATGGCAAAATACTTGGAAACACTTGGTCGACTCGAGAAGAGCTCGACCTAATTAAATTTCCCAACCATAACTTATAACATCATATAAAAAAAATGTTCAAATCAGAAGAACTCGAAAAGAAGTGGCAGCCCATTTTGGAATCTGCCGAAGCCCCTGCTTTTGTCGACAACTATCGTAAGTCGGTAACTGCAGTCCTCCTTGAAAACCAAGAAATCGCTGCACGCGAAAGTGCTGCTCAGGCTAACTTCCTCTCAGAGGAAAGCAACCTGACTGGTGCTGTTGCTAAGTGGGATCCCGTTCTGGTATCTCTCGTTCGCCGTGCAATGCCAAGCCTTGTTGCTTATGACATCGCTGGTGTTCAGCCAATGACTGGTCCTACTGGTCTCATCTTCGCGATGAAGGCTCGTTACGCAAGTAATAATGACTCCCCACAAGGTGGAGCCAATACCATCAGTACTGGTGATCCCGAAGCTCTGTTCGATACTATCGACGATGACTTCTCTGGCCAGACTGGTGATTCTCCAAATACCATTGGTACTGGAATGCCTACTGCAACTGGTGAAACTGCTGAGCCCGCTAACATGGGTTTCACTATCGAAAAGCAAACTGTTACTGCGAATACTCGCCAACTTCAGGCTGAGTACTCAATGGAACTTGCTCAGGATCTGAAAGCCGTTCACGGCCTTGATGCTGAAGCTGAGCTTGCTAACATCCTGTCTACTGAGATCCTTGCTGAAATTAACCGTGAGGTTATCGGACGGATTAATCACGAAGCTCAGGCTGGCGCTCCTGAAGCTGCTACTCCTGGTACATTCGATCTCGACGGAGACGCTGACGGCCGCTGGGCTGTTGAGAAGTTCAAGTCTCTTCTCTTCCAAGCCGAAATCGAAGCTAACGAGATTGCTAAGGGAACACGCCGTGGTAAGGGTAACTACATCCTTTGCTCCAGCAACGTTGCTTCTGCTCTCGCTGCTGCAGGTGTTCTTGATTACTCTCCTGCTCTTAGCACGGACCTTAACGTGGACGATACCGGTAATACCTTCGCAGGTGTTATCAACGGCCGCATGAAGGTTTATATTGATCCTTACGAAGCAGGTGATTATCTCACTGTTGGTTATAAAGGTTCAAGCGCTTATGATGCTGGTATCTTCTACTGCCCTTACGTTCCTCTCACGATGGTGCGTGCGGTTGCTGAAGACACGTTCCAGCCGAAGATTGGTTTCAAGACTCGTTACGGTCTTGTAAGCAACCCGCTTGTTGCTGTTGATGGTACGGCTGGTCTTAATACCAACCCTTACTTCCGCCGCTTCCTTGTTAGCAGCATTAACGATCTTTCATAATCTGAATCGTTAACCGTCGTTACTACCTTAGATTAGGACGACACCACATGGGGGGTTACTCGAAAGGGTAACCCCCCTTTTTTCTTTATAAATAAAAACATGAGTGTTGACAACAACCTATTACCTACAAACGGATTTAAGGTTCTTAGTGGAGGAACTCCAGAATATCCAACACTCACGACATTC